TGCCCATTAAAGACAACTAACTTCCCACGTTCTACAGGTTCTCTGTGGATTACTTCTTCACCATCAAAGAAGAACGTGTCTCCATCTGAGTCATTGATATAATACAGAGCAACTAAATGATCAAAAGGACAATCCACATGTTTATTATGTGGTACACCATACTGCTCTGATCTAGGCCAATGACATGTAATGTGTGCTCTTAACTTCTTAGTAGAACTAAATCCATATTTCTCTGGACTAACAGCACGATCAAAATACTCCCAGGGGTAGTGAGAAAATTCTTTACGATTAATTCTCCCATCATTACGAATCATACCATAAGAAAAATATGGGTTCGAAGGTAATCCCAATTCTTCTACTTTCTCAATAGGTAGAGCACAGTCAGGAGCATAATACCAAGGAGATTCTAATGCTAATTTCTCAAGACGATCAACGATCTTGTTAGGTAGATGGGTTGTATGTAAGAATAAATCGTCTTTGCTCATCGGAGTTCTCCCACTCACCTGGTTTTATATAGTCTTCTCCCATAGGCATGAGATGGACCCTTACATCTGTGTCGCCAAGCATTTTATAGTTTAGATGTTCTGTCATATGAACATCAGTACAGAAGAAGTGTTTAACATTACTACTACACAACGCAGCAGCAATACCAAACGTTCCAACTCCAGAGTTTGCCAAGTGTGTTGCTGCCATCAGAGTAGCAAAGTCTCTTTCTACCGTTGTAGACTGGACAGTCACCTTAGGATTCTTTCGCAACTCTTCTACTATCGGGTTATGTGAGTCTGGTTCTGTAACCACCAACGCTTTATTATAGATCCCAATGAGTTGGTCGTAAAAATAAAAAGGATTAGGAGCATATTGAACAGGGTTAGAAGTCCCTTGGTCAAATACATCTCCACTACGAATATGAATGACAATAGTGTCATCACCAATAGGATCGACCTTCGGTATCTGTAGATTCGGTTCCACATACGTCTGGCAATAACGACGCATGTTCTGATAAATGTAGTCAGTTGGAATGTTTGTCTCTTTGTACGGACCCTCCCAGTAGAACCACTTTGATGATAGTTCTCCAGTGCCCTGTCCAAACGTTGTCTGGTGCTTTTCGATAATCCCATGTTCTAAATCCTGTGTGAATGTGGATTTAAGAATATCCGCTGCCATACATGCTACAGCACATTGCTGGATATTATTACCCAGTCTTCCATACCAATGTGAAATTTTAACCATCGATAAAGAGATTCCTTGCTTCTGCTTGACTAGAAATAAAAGGACCCCAGACAGTCTCTGGAACTACCTCTGGGTCTATCCACCAGTCTTCATATGGATTACTACCATTACAAACATCACCCGCTACCAGTTGATATCCCAGATTCTTTAGGAACTCTCTAGACTCATCACGCCACTGACCACCATCCTTATAGATGTCAGTCTCAAAGGTAATGACAGAGAATCTATACTCATCATGAGGTAGATTCTTAAGTGCTGCTAAGGTGACAGCAGGTGGTTCACAATCTACAGAAGCATAATCAATACGTTTTGTACGCCACTTGGCATCCTTAAATGCCTGCTTCCAGTCGAAGGTAGTAGCGTCTGCCGCGTAGCATGGTTGATTACGCTCTTTGTTAAAGAGGTTGACCATGTTACCATCGATCTCAACAGAGATACCCTTCCAACCAAACGACGACTCTAATAAGACCGTGTTGTTTAGTTCAGAAGGGTGGTTAGCACCAATCTCAATATATTTTCCAGACCTCTTACCCCGAAGCATAGTAAGGGCAAAGAGATCTTGGTATGCCTGAGACCAGTTCATACTGATCTCATCTGATCTAGGGAACTCATGACGGAGAATGTCCGTCGTAATACTATACTTCGTATTCATTAATCCAATCTTTAATGTCAATAGTGGGTTCCCAGTCCAAATAATAACTTGCTTTGCTATTGCTGGCAAGTGTTTCTCTACACTCACCAAGACGTTCTGGGATGAACTCTACGTTGTCAGAAATCATGGCAGCGATCTCGTTAACAGAATAGTTCTTATTGGTACCAATGTTAATCGTTTGGTAACCACCAATAACGCTATCTATACAAGCAAGATTTGCCTTTACAACGTCCTTCACATGAGTAAAGTCACGTCTTTGCTCACCATCTCCAACAATAGTTAGTGGTTGATTTAGTTTCTTTTGCTCCAAAAATAATCCAACCACAGGAGCATAAGTTCCTCTAAGTGGTTGACGATCTCCATACACGTTAAAATATCGAAGAGTGATACACTGAAGACCAAATAGATCTGTGTACATCTTACATATACCCTCAGCACCAATCTTAGATACTGAGTATGGGTTCAGTGGGTCAGGGATCATGTCCTCCTTTAGAGGAGGTTTATTCTTCAGACCGTAGGAAGATGATGTAGAAGAGTTAATAACTTTCTTAACACCTGCCTCACGGGCAAACTGTAGGACAGTGGCAGTACCAAGAACATTGGTCTCAACACACTCAATAGGATTGTTTAGTGCGGGTTGAATTCTAGAATGTGCTGCTAGGTGAAACACATAATCCACACCATCATAGAAAGTCTTCGTATGTGGATTGCAGATAGACTGCTTTACATACGTTGCTTCCTCATTATAAAAGAACTCTTCATTGGCAGTAGAAGATTCATCGTCAATAACAATGACTTCATAACCACGAGCAATAAGTCCATCTACAATGTGGGAACCGATGAATCCGGCTCCCCCAGTTACCAATACTTTACTCACTATAATTGTCCTCTACAAACTTCTTAATGACCTGAGCATCAATCCATTTATAAGTTTTACGGATACCTTCCTCTAGGGTCTGACTGTAGTTCCAATCAAGTTTCTCACGGATGAGATCGTTGTTAGAATTGCGACCACGGACACCTGTGGGTCCATCAATATGAATTTTTTCTACATTCTTATTTGCTACACGAGCAGCAGTGTCTACCAGTTCATTAATAGTGACCATTTCTTCCGAACCAATGTTGACAGGACCCATGAAGTCACTATCCATCAGTCGTCTAGTCGCTTCAATGCATTCGTCAATGAACAGGAAGGAACGAGTCTGTAAGCCATCTCCCCACACCTCGATTGCTCCACCTTGCTCCGGGAGGTAAGCGACCTTACGGCAGATTGCAGCAGGTGCTTTCTCTTTTCCTCCCATCCAGGTCCCCTGCGGTCCAAAGATGTTGTGATAGCGAGCGACCCTAACAGGAATACCGTGATTACGGTTATAAGCAAAGTAAAGTCTTTCGCTGAAGAGTTTTTCCCAACCATATTCCGAATCAGGAGAAGCAGGGTACGCATCGTTTTCTCTTAATCCAGGATTGTCTGTTTCTTCTTGAGCATAGTCAGGGTACATACATGCTGAAGAACTATAGAAGATCTTAGTATGCTTAGTGCCTTTCAGTTCATTAAACTTATGCTGTGCCTGTAGCAAGTTTAGGTTGATTGCGGCAGAATTATGCATGATGTCTGCGTCATGCTCACCAGTAAAGATATAACCAGCACCACCCATGTCGGCAGCAAACTGATAAATCTCGTCAAAAGGTTCTAGAAACTTATCTACAATCTGATGATAAAAATTACCTTGATATCCAGCAAACTTAATAAGACGATTTACCCAACTGTAGTCACGTAGGTCGCATGTGATAAACTCATTTGCCGCAGACTTCTCAAATTCAGGATCCTTCAGGTCAGCACCTCTGACCCAATAACCTTCTTCGCGAAGACGTTTCACCATGTGACTGCCGATAAAACCACCGGCTCCAAGGACAAGAGCTCGCTTAGTGTAATTCATACTGGATGATAAAAAAGATGTTCTTTACGATACTTGGTAACAACCTCATCTATGTAGTCTAGCATAGGTTCGGTAATAACAGGACTAGAACCTAGGAAAAATACATCATCTAGAACTCTAGATGCGTTAGGGTAGTTTTTATAGTCTTCTAATCCTCTATATGCCGGATGCATTAAAATATTACCCGCAAAATAATTTCTAGTTTGGATGTGATTTTCCTCTAAATATTTTACAAGGTGGTGTTTACCTTGTTCGTAGACAATCGGAACACCAAACCAACTTGTTTCTGCATGTTCTTTTTCCTCAATAACCCTCGCACCAGGGATCTTAGAGAAGATCTCATGAAGTCGAGCTTTGTTGCGACGACGGATAGCATGTATCTCATCTTGCTTCTCCAACTGTACGAGACCAATAGACCCTTGCAGGTCAGCAGGTTTAAGGTTGTATCCTTGGACGCCAAAGACATACTTATGATCGACATCCTTGTCGTACCCTTCCAACCAGCGGTCAAATCTGTTACCACAAACACCGTTGGCCAGTTTATTCTGGGCTCCTACACAGAAGCAACCACGACCCCACCAGGCGTAAGATCTAGCGATCTGAACAATCTCCTCAACGTTAGAGGAAACCATTCCACCTTCAATCGTGCTGATATGATGCGCTGGATAGAAAGAACAAGACGCTGCGATGGCGTGTTTGGTAAGGAACTCACCTCGCCACTTGCTACCCAAGGAATCACAGTTGTCCGCGATATAGTGGATGTTGTAAGCGCGAATAATCTTGATAAACTCATCAAAGTCATAGGGATTACCAAGGACAGGAGAAGAAAAACACGCTCTAGTCTTGGTGGTAATCTTGGACTTGATCTCATCTAGATTCCAGTTCAGATCATCATAGTTTACATCTACAAATACAGGTTTTAGACCGTTCTGAATGATGGGATTGATCGTGGTTGGGAATCCACAAGCACAGACAATAATCTCATCACCATCTTCCCACTGGAAATACTTCTTCAGAGCAGCAATCATCACCAGGTTGGCAGATGATCCACTGTTCACCATCACACTGTACCCAAACTCAAATCGTTTTGAGAAAGCACGCTCAAATTTATTCACCTCTTCGCCAGCAGGCAACCACTTACCGTTTAGAAGGTTAGTGATTGCTGCTGTTACTTCTTTGTCATCCCAATATGGACCTGAGTAATAGATAGGTTTACCAGGTTCCCAATCCTTATTGGCAAGGTATGGGAATAGATCTTCACCTTCTGCCCGTAGGTTATCAATAAACCCCGATACCTTTTCGCTTATAGACATAAGTCTTTAACAATAAATTCGTTCGTAATGTGTTGCTCAAATCCAAGAGACTTAAGTTTATTAGTGTCCAACCAGAAGTCGCGACACTGAACATCTTTGTGAAACTGAGGAGGATCCATACTCGTAATCTTTCCTCTTGACTTTATGTAGTAGTCGGCAAGACTGATAATCTCAGACACCCTAGTCGGTTTACCGGACCCGATGTTATAGATCTCATTTAACTCGCCCTTCTCCATGACAGTCCAGATAGCACGACATACGTCGTCAACATGCATTATATCACGACTGTGTGATCCGTTGTCATAGAGTTGGATGTCACGACCTGCTTTAAGTTCGTTGATCATCCAGCACAATGCGTTCTTCTGACGGGTAGCATTATGATCATGTCCCATCACATTACATAAGCGAAGAATGCGATACTTCATACCTGTCAAATCAGCAAAAGACTTAATCAGATCCTCAGCACACCTCTTGGTGATAGAATAAAACCCTGTAGGATTACATCGACTATCTTCCTTGGCAGGCATGTACCCACCCTGACCATATACAAACCAGGAGGACACAAAGTTAAACACAATGTCTTGTGATCTACAGTATTCTAGAACCTCACACAGAACTCTTAGGTTAGTGTCTACGTCAAGGGTGATGTTATCCTTGACGTGATAATTATGGGTGGTAGAGATAAAATAAAGGATCTCTTTTGACTTAGGGTTGCGTTCATCGCGTCCCTGAATCTCAACGTAGGGTTCATACATCTTGGCAAACTTGCCACCTACGAACCCTGCTCCATAAAGTGAAATCATCGTGTTAGATACCAAGCAATAGTTCGATCAAGTCCTTCCTCAAATGCCATAGTAGGTTCCCATCCAGTACGTCTCATAAGTTTATCAAAACTCATACCGTATCGCAAGTCCTGACCAGGGCGTTCATCAGACACACCAATCAAGTCAAATGGTTTGCCCATATATTCTAAGATCATTTTAGTAACTGTACGATTAGACAGTTCACAGTCACCACCGATGTTAAATCTATCATTTAGTATACCTTGTTCTTCTAGCATCCAGATAGCACGACAGTGATCCTCTACCCACAACCAATCTCTAATCTGGTAACCACCACCATACATGTAAGTAACTTCATCCTTCAGTGCTCTAAAGATAACCTTTGGAATGAGTTTCTCTACGTGTTGGTGGTATCCATAGTTATTACTACAATTAGTAATAAGATATGGTAGTCCGTAGGTATTGTGCCAGGTCCCTACAAAATGATCTGATGCTGCCTTACTAGCACTGTAAGGATTCTTAGGATCGTAAGGTGTCTGTTCTGTAAAGATGTCGTCACTGTCTAACTCAAGTGACCCATAAACTTCATCAGTAGAGATGTGATGAAACTTCTCAACGTCAATTAATAAACTAGCGTTGAGAAGATTGATTGTGCCAACTACATTTGCTTCTAAAAATGGTCTATAGTTCTTGATAGAATTATCTACATGACTTTCAGCAGCAAAGTGAAAAATTTTCTTTGGTTTATATTTTTTGAATACATGATTTACATGCTTCTCGTTCGTGATGTCACACCATAAAAACTCAAACTGCGGATCTCCAGGCACAAACCGAAGATCCGCAGCGTAAGTTAGGTTATCCACGACGAGAACTTTTTCATCAGTGACCTTCTTCAGGTAGTGAAGAAAGTTACTCCCAATAAATCCTGCCCCACCAGTAACTAATAACATCAGTCTGTATAATACTCCGTCATAGATATTCTACCATAGTCGTCCTCAAGACGCACGATATCGTCTTCATTGCAATGAGTTCCGTACTGGACTTCATAGAAAAGAATACCTTTATCACCAGCGGTCATACGATGACGCGACTCTTGAGGGATACGAAAGTGCTTACCAGGATAAACATCCTCAGTATATTGATTCAATTGCACAGTACCAGATCCCTCAACAACAATCCAGTGTTCCATTCTGTGACTATGGTATTGTAGAGAAAATCTTTGGTTGGGGGCGACGAAAATTTTCTTTAACTTATAAGTTTTGTCATGAGATTCGATAGTCTCATACCAACCCCACGGTCTGTTACGATGAACACATGATAAAGTTTTGAGCATAACTACGCTAGAACTCCACTATCCATTAAATCATACTCTAGGTTGTCCAACACTAGGTTATAATCTTTTTCAGATTCTCCGTAAAAATACACATTACGAGATCTATAATACTCAAATACCTTTTCATACAACTTGGGATTGTCTTCGTCAAGATAAAGTTTACCTTCAACGGCAGCAGTCAACGTGTTGAGTTCAGTTTTAAACTTAGAAAAGAATGGGCTCTTAGCCATTGGACGCTTTAGTAACTCCTAGATTAACGCACTTCGTATGATAAACGACGCACTTTACGAGCATGTCGCTTCTCTTGCCAAGCGCGATCTTCACTTGTTAGTTTAACAGGTTTGTCTATGGTTGTCAAATTTTCTTCTGTGACAATTACAAGTGACAAATCGACTGCGGAAATTTTATCTATCGAAATCGTAGTCATGTTGCTGCAACCACATGACTTTACTTTGGTACTTGCTGTCAGTTCTACCGCGCAGTTCTTGCAGAATACCTTTAATCTCTTTGAGTTCATTTTTCAATTCATCTAGT